GGGAATATTCATCCCCTCCGACAAACTTTCCTTCCTTAACCATCTTACCAGCATGCCATTTATCTACACCCCTATACAAAGTGACCATTTCTTCACCAGCTTCTTTCGCAACTTTAGCAGCTCTCCTGCCTGCAACCATCTGACCTACTATTGGAATAGCTGCTGCCATTGACCATGCTGCTTCTCCAAATTCTCCTTCAAGAGCATATAGAGTTGCATCTGCTACATCTGCTACATTACCATATGCAGGAGTCATACCTGCGGCTAACAATGCAGTATGTATTCCTTTTGTACTGCTTTTCTTTCCTTCAGCAAAAATATCTACATTAGTTTTATCAGCAACAGCTTCCATCATATTAAATGCTTTATCATCAACAGATAATTTCTTTTTTTGTTTTTTAGCTGGGAATAGGTTTAATCTTTTCCCACCTGTATCTACTTTATCACTCACTTATTTTTTTAACTCTTTATATCCCTTAGTGTTACTATCTATAAAACGTGGAGTATTTTTATAATTTGCTGTTATTTCGGAACCTTTGTTAATCTTTTTCGCAGAATATAAGTTATAATCACGTCCTTCCTTCTTTAAATATGAATTATTGTCAAACTGATGATTAACTTTTTTTCCAAGTTCTGTTCTAACATAATCAACACCTTCCCTTAAATCTCTAACATTGCCTTTTGTTTTTAAAGCAGTCCCAATATTTTCTTTAGATTCTATATTTCTTGAAGCAAACGCTCCAGTCCCATGTATATTAGAATCACCAAGATAGTAACTCTTTGATATGTTTACATTATCATTATCATAAACATCTTTCATCATTTTAAAAGCTTTGTCGTCTGATTTCATGTTGATGCTTTAATTCTTTCTGGTATTTCCATACCTTCTATTATTGCAGATATTGTTTCTATTAAATAAACATGTCTCGATGTCATTAAATAAAGATTAGAAGGGAGTTCCCTTTTTATCCCCTTTAATTTAACAATAGACTCATCAAGAGGCATAACAATCTTTTTAGGGACTTTTGCACAACTAGGCTTCATATAATTTGCCCCTGTAAATACACTTGCCGCTATATATACCGACAGTTTCAATATTAAAAATTTCATCATTATATTCTACAACTCCAAAGCCCTGCTGCCAATTATGACGAGCACCTCCTGATGGGACTATTCCGTCTATTCTTGAAAGAGTTCCCAATGTAGCAGCTTGATAAAACCTTGGTTCACCACGAGTCCATATTGTTTTATGAGCCATTTCTAACCTGTGAGTATGTCCTGTAATAATACTTATTCTTGCATTTTCAAGTAACTTAGTAACAGATTGACCACTTTTAGCACCTACTTTATTTCCATGAATACAAACAAGATTATTATTTATATAATATTCTCCCTTTGGATATTCACCAACATATTCAACTCCCATCTTATGCAATCCAAGTAAATATGGTATTGATACAAGAGGAGGAGCTTCAGGTTCGTTGGCAGGTCTTATTCCATATGCTTGAATAGTATTTTTAATGATACTATCAATCATTCTTTTTTCATGATTACCCTCAATGTATATCATATCCTTACAATAAGGTCTTATATTATGAATCCAACTGGATAACCAATCAATGGAAGCTTGCGTTGTATATGTAAACTCAGGCTTCACAAGATAATGAGTACTCCAATCAGGCAGATCAAGCATATCACCAAGTAATACAACCTTATCAGGCTTTATACTTTCAATGACTTTATCCAATAATTCAATTGCTTCTGTATCATGCAAAGAAGTCATCTCTCCAGTCTGCATATTTCTTTTGAACCCAACCTGCATATCAGGAACTACTATACACTTCTTTAAACCATTATCAAAAAACTTAACTTTATTAAAATTAACATCCCTTACAACAGCTCCATGTATTATAGGAAAGTCGCATTTAACAGGTTTCTTTCTTAAAAGAGTTGCCTTCGCCTGATAATTTGTATGAGTATTCCATACTACCTTACCATCAACTTCCTCCTTTGCCGAAACATCCCACTGATTAACTTTAAAATTGGTTATCTCCCATTCAGACCTGTCAATAGAAAAATTATCCAATAACTCATCAAGACTTGGCGGCTTATCTCTATGTACAAAATTCGAATCTATATATTTATAATTACCTTCTTCCCATGAGGACGATGTGGAACCTGATATATTAGCAGGTATTACATCTGAAGAATCACTCCAATGCCTCTCGCAATCATTACATTTATACCTCTGAGACCCAGATTCTCTTGTACCATTCTTCTTTGTATTTGTTGAATCACAATGTGGACAAACCATTATTTCTCCTCTTCTTCAGTTGGACTCTCTATTTGCTTCTGATCCCTCTCAACTCCCTCCAATTGTTCTGGTGAGAAACCCTGAAACATCCCAAGAAGACCAACCTCTCTCTGTTTTACTGTATTACCAGACGTCCCTACTATTTTACCAAGCTCCTTGGTAGATTGTAACACAATATTATCATCTTCACTATAATCAGCAAGTGTTTTTAGCTTGTCAAGTACATACTTATGATCAATACCAAGCTCTTTTGCAATATCTAATACTGTTTTTTCTATTTCTTTCATAACTCTCTCCTGTTTAAGTAATATTGTGGCTTTCTTTCTGGCTTTGTTATTTGAAACTTCATTATAAGCATTTTTGTAAGCATCAACTGCTCCCATCCCTACCACTACATTGGTGGCAAATTCTCTTTCTTTTCTTGTGGGTTTCTTCCTCTCATTCATTCTCTGCGAATTATTCTTCTTCTTCTTACTGAATGTGTACCTATTCGGATGCTCTGAAAAATCAGTATCCATTTTAATGTTTTTTCTATTAAGAAAACTACCGACAACCGTCCTTACCCATCCATCAGCATATTTGTAATTCTTTCTATCTCCAGGATGATCAACCTTCTTCGCAACCTTAAGCAACTGAACAACTCCACCATCATCTGCAACAACCCAATCACCTTCATTAGCTTTTCTCCAATCAGGCTTTACAACAATATTAGGATTACTCTCCCTAAATTCATCAATATCACCGTAAACATAATATGGTCTACCCTTTATAACCTTCTTTTCCAACTTCCTTTTTTCCTTTATGAAATAATTCTCTTAAATCGTATAACTGCAATACTAAATTATCAATTAAATCATTTACCTCTCCTGGTATCATATATACATTCCCATCAATTTCAATCGGAATATAATCCTGATCGGTCAACGCACTCAATATACGCTCCTGATCCTCTCTCGAAAAACTGGATAGTTCTTTTATTTCTTTCGCCATGTATGAACATACTCTATAATTGATTCGGTATCAATAAAAAACTACCCATTTTACAACATGCGAAGACGTCCAATAATCCAACGGCACCTCTATTACCTTTATTACCATTTTGCGACGATTACCCATATATTCACTCCATTTTATGCGGCGATTATTATACACCTTATTACTTATCTTTTCCCTCCCTACCACCCTTGAATTTAAAACACAAGTCAACCCATATCAAAGCACTATTTGCCCAAGTCATTTCTAAAAAAACTATACGATTTTGATGTGCTTCCTTATTTATCATGGTATCCCGTTAATTGGGATTTTCGTAAATACGTTTTACGTTATTTTACATTTCAATTATATAGTTATTTAATAGTTAATCAGCTGAAAGGAGTAACTATGGACGAACTCAAACGTCAACTTGCTGAGGGTAAGATAACCCAGAAGCAATACAACATACTCGTAGATCAATTAGTCAAAGAGCAGACCGAACGTGACGAGGCAGCACGCCTTGATACATGGAAGGAAGAGGTTCGTAAGTCACCTCTCGCTCTCAAGAAGAAGATGGCTAAGGAAGCATCAGCCACCGCTAGTATCTTCGCTGCTATCGAGGAAGACTCTATGGATAGACGAGCTCTTAATACACTAGCTTACCGGTTACACCATGCTAGTAGAGGTGGAGCAACATCGAGCGTGTTCTGATCTAATAACCCAGGTTGCCAGACCCTGAGAAAACTGGCAAACCTTTTTATTACCTTTATCCCCGTTATA